CGCAGCCTACGTCTACGGTTACGACTGGTCAAAGCATGGCATGACCTCTAAACGAGCCATCGGTTGCAACCTCTACATCTCCACCACGGAGCCGGGGCGCATCGAGGCAGTCTGGTATGATACTGACCAGCTAGAAGCAGCGGACATTGCGTTCACTGGTCTCTGCTGGGTCTGGCAATTCATAAAGAAATACACACCACCCAACGGTCAGATTCTAAGCAACTAACATAACACTACAATGGACATCACAAAGATTAAATTAAGCCGCACCAACGTGCATATCGAATATGACAACGAAGGCGACAGCTACAAATACGACAGCAAGGACAAGCCGTTGCCGTCGTTCTACCACAGCCTAGACGCATTGTCTCCGCTAGTCATCAGCACGCTAGGTTTGCCGAAAACCTACGTTGGCAAGAAAGCAACTGAAGGCGAACGCGAGCCCGGTCTTCCGCTCACCGTCACCGGCATCACGATCACGATGAAGGGCGAGTCGCGACAGGTTGCTATCGGTGCGAGCAAGGTGCTATCGGCCTGCCCAACACCGTTCATCATCGTCGTTCCGCTCCGCTACATCGACGACCCAACGTCAGAGGGGACAAGCTCCGAGCCGTATATTACTGCCGAGGTGGTGCTGATCGAGGAGGTTATTTCTGAAGCCAAGAAATACTTACTCGGCAAACGTGCTCAGGGACAACTCCCGCTTGAAGAGGAGATCCTTGAAGCATCTGAGCCAGAGGACGGCTCCAACGAGAAATTGTTAGGCATCCGCTAAACCCAAACCCCGCGACTCGCCGGGATCAACGCGAGTCAATTCACTTTCCAGTCACACCTATGAATAACGCAGCCGAAGTTAAGGCCAAAATCCTTCTCAACCTAGAAGCCTACTGCTTCTCCCTATTCCCCGCCGGTCAGGTTATCAACGGAGAGTTCCGTGTCGGAGACATCACTGGGCGGAAGTCACGCCACGGTAAAGGCGGATCGCTCACCGTCTCTCTGAGAGGCCCAACCGCTGGTCTCTGGCATGACTTTGCCGACCCTGCCGCCAAGGGCGATGTCTTTGATCTGTGGATACAGCACCACAATACCACGTTCCGAGATGCCTTTCCTGAAATATGCAAATATGCAGGCATCTCCAACATCGAGCGACCCAAGCCTCGCGCCAAGCCAGCCCGCCCAGACATGACCGGCCTCGGCTCAATGCAAGGGACTCCAGTGCTCACCTACCTCACCGAGACCCGTGGTCTCACAGTGGACACGCTCAAGGCATATCGGATCCGTAGCCACACCCGTCCATCGCAGCACAACACCGATTTTGTTGCGTTCCAGTTCCTCTGTCCTGATGGCGAGCCGGTCATGCTCAAGTCCACCGGCATCAAGGCGACCGACCAAGGTAAGAAGGACACATGGACAACTGCACCCTACTACACGCTCTGGGGATGGTGGATGGTCAAACCCTCCGACCGCACGATCATCATCACCGAAGGCGAATACGATGCAATGAGCGTCCACCAGCTTAATCCCGGTGTGCCGGTGCTCTCACTCCCTGCCGGTTCCTCCAACCTCACCTTCATCGAGAACGACTTTGACGCTCTTCAGCGTTTCGAGCGAATCCTGATCTGCACCGACGCCGACGAGGCTGGTGAGAAATGCGCTTCCGAGATGGCGAAGAGACTCGGTCAAGCCCGCTGTTTTCGCATTCGCCCACCGTCGCCCTACAAGGATGCCAACGAGTGCCTCACAAAGTGCAACGACGAGAGTCTTGACGTGCTCCAGTGGATTACCGCTGCCACCTCCTACGACCCACCCACGCTGCGCTCCTGCAAATCGTTTCGCCGCGAGCTAGCGGACGCTCTCCGCAACCGGCAGACCAAAGGTAACGTCAACGACTTTCTTTTCCCCAGCATTCCGTTCGCGTTTCGCGATGGAGAAACGACCATCGTCTCTGGTCTCCCCGGACACGGTAAGTCTGACTTTTTGTATCAGTCCCACCTGAACGAGATGAAGTCTGGGCGTAAGGTTTGCATCGCCTCGTTTGAAATCCCCCCCCGCCGAATGCTGGAGATCATCATCTGGCAGTTGATCGGCCATGAGATCGCGAGCGAGGAGGATATGGACAAAGGTCTGGAATGGCTCGACGAGCGACTGTTCTGGTTCTGTCCGAAGGGAGCAACCAAGTGGAAGGAACTGCTCGCTGACTTCGACTACGCTGCTGCTCGCTGGTCTGTCTCTAGGTTCGTGATCGACTCGCTTCACTTCCTTGTCCCAAAAGAAGACTACCAAGGTCAGGACGAGTTCATGCGATCCGTCGCTGAGTTCTCCACGCTCAAAGGCATCCACACTGCCGTGGTCTGTCACTCGCTCGGTAAGAAGGGAACAAAGGAGATCCCGTCGATGGGCGACGTGGAAGGATCCGGCGGCATCACCAAGCCGGTGGACAACGGGATCACTATCTGGCGCAACGCAGCCAAGGGAGAGGCACTGGAGGAGAACCCAGATGACATAGCCACCCAGAATCTGCATGACGGCATGATCATCGTCTGGAAGCAGCGTCTCACCGGCGATTGGCCCCGGCGCAAACTCTGGTTCTCGAAAAAGGCTCGCGTGTTCTCCCTCGGCCTTAACGACACGCCACCACCCACGATCAACTCGACCGCAACCACCACAGTCATCGACGCCTCCGAGCCCTTTTGACCCATGAACTTCTACAACGAAATCGACCCCAAAGCTGCCGCATGGCTGCGCGAACTTATTAAACAAAACCTTATTCCTGACGGACTCGTAGACACTAGAAGCATCACCGAAATCAAACCCAATGAACTTAAACAATACACACAATGTCACTTTTTTGCCGGTATCGGCGGATGGTCTCTCGCCCTCCAACTTGCAAATTGGCCTGCAACTAGACCTGTTTGGACAGGATCCTGCCCCTGCCAGCCCTTTAGCAACGCTGGAAAACAGCTTGGAGATAAAGACGAGCGTCACCTTTGGCCCATCTTCTTTAACCTTATCCGCGAGTGCCGACCTGAGTGCGTCTTTGGGGAACAGGTTGCAAACGCGATTGGCAAAGGTTGGCTCGATGGAGTATCGACAGACTTGGAGTCAGAGAATTACGCCTGCGGGGCGACAGTTCTTGGCGCACACAGCCTCGGCGCACCGCATATCAGACAGCGATTATACTGGGTGGGGAACTCCGTCATGTCAGGATGCAAAACACGCAACACTGTCACCATCGGAACTGAATCGCAGTCCACACAATCTCAGGATACAGGCTCATTCGGTAGCGTTAATGGGGTGGCCGACGCCAAAGGAGAGGGATCACAAAGGCGGATACGAGGGGGGGCGGATTCGCAACGGGAAGATCAGCACGGACACGCTGGATGTAGTGGCGCAGATAGCTGGTCAGACTACGATATCGTCCCCTGTGGCGACGGAAAAACGAGGCGGATTGAACCCGGCTCTCCCCCGTTGGCTAATGGGGTTCCCGCCAGAGTGGTGCGACTGCGCGGTTACGGCAATGCAATCGTTCCCCAAGTCGCGGCAGCGTTCATCCAAGCCTACATCGACGTGACATGAGCAAAGACACCAAAACAATCCGAGTCAGGCCCATCCTCGGCGAGCTAGGCCGGTTCAGCGTCGAAAGCTGGGAGCGACCAGACCAACCCCACCTAGTCGATCTCCTCGCCCACGGTGGACAGGGATCTTGTTCTTGCACCGACTGGTCAACTCGATGCAGGCCCAGCCAAAGACTGCACCCGTTTGCCTTCATTCCTTACGGCACAGCCAAGTCACCCGATCCTGCCCGCCATGCCTGCCGCCATGTCACCGTTGCCCGCACCTACTTTACGAAGGAGATCCTGATGGGACTAGCTCGGCAGCACCGGCACACGGAGGACGGGACATGAGAGGGATGCCGCAACAAGCACCGGCCCAACCTCGACACATTGAGATCACGCCAGCCGAGCGAGCAGCCAAGTTGATTGGTCGCATCGTCTCGTTCTTCCCCACCACCGGCGCAGTCCATCGCTGCCTGCGTTTGCCCAACACTCCACGTTTTGCCGGTCAAATTATTTCCGCCACCGAAATTACCCCCACCAATTTCGGTGCTATTCCTGACTTCCAAGTCACCATCCGGGGACGCACCGGCAGAACTGTCACCGTCTCCTTAACCGAAAACTTTGTCTCGTTCCACGATAACTGGACGGACGCCCAGAACACATGAACACACAACTCAACGACAAGCTCGCATCCTTCAAGCGTCAGGCGACTGACATCATGACCACGATCAACGACATCTGCCGACTCCTCGCGGTGGATACCCACGGTTCCCACTCCAAGCGGATCCGCACCGTCCAGACCATCGTGTCTACCCACTACGAGATCGACATCTCCTCGATGTCCTCACGCATCCGCACCCAGCGGTTCGTCATTCCTCGGCACATCGCCATCTACCTCTCACGCGAGCTGACCAAGCACACGCTGGAAGACATCGCCAAGGGATTCAGACCAGACATGGACAGTGGCACAGTCCTCCACGCCTGCACGATGGTAACCCAGCGGATCAGCGTTGACCGGGAGTTCGCCAAGGTTGTTGGTCTCCTCCGCGCCAAGTGCGTAGAAGCCATCGAAGATCAAGCCCTGCCCCTCTTCGCCCACGAAGCCTAACCCACCATGCCTGCCGCAATTTTATGCCCAAAGAAAAACTGCCCGCCTCCGTTGGTCGCCACACCGACCTCTCGCAAAGGTTCCCCCAAGCCTCCACGTCGTTCCTACGACTCAACGGATTTGCCAACATTCCCCCAGCCTCAGTCGAGCCCACTCCACTTCCGGCTGATAGTGACGCACCCACTCCCAAGCCTAAACGCAGTGCTCGGCCTCGGTCACTGGCAGCGAGCCAAGCTCAAGAAGGCGATACAAGATTCCGTATTGTGCGCGTTAAGAGCTTCCGAGTGCGGCTCCTCGACTCCGACAACCTCGTCCCAAAGTGGCACATCGACGCCCTCCGCTACGCTGGCATCCTACCTAGCGATGCGCCAGACCGAGCGAGAATCGAAACGAGCCAAGAAAAAGTCCGAAGCAAAGCAGAAGAAAGGACGGAGATTGAGATTCTGATCACCCCTTAGCCTTCTTCCATTCCTCATCGTCCTCCTCGTCTTCATCGTCTAGTGCTTCACTAGCCTGACGATCAAGCAGGCGGG